ATTATGAATCTACAAAAACGTGGTTTACAATAATCACATAAATGAATGTTTTTAAATTCTGTTATTTCTTTTGGTCTCTTCCATAAATTTCTACAGATAAATTTGATTTCAACTTCATATCCCATGTCACCAACTAATGAATCACCACATATATTACAGTATAAAGTTTTAAATGAATAAGGAATATTTATCAAAGTCAAAATTAATATTAATATAATAATAATTTTTTTCATATTATTCTCCAAGAAATGGGTCAACAAATCCCCATAAAAATTTTCTACTATAAATTGGTCTTATCTTAATGAACGCATTGTCTCTTATTGCATCAGCTTTTGTTATCGTTTTACTTCCACCACCACCAGCTTCAATCATAGATTCATTATCTATAATCCTTCAATGGTAATCCCAGAGCAATCAAATCCACTAGGGTCATCTCCGGCCCATGAATAAAATGTTCCTATATAATGAAAAATATAATTTATAAATTTATCTCTACCTGTCTTTGGTTTCGGTTTATATTTTTTTACCTGTTCGGATAATTCTGTTATATGTACTCTTGTTAATTCAATCATATCCAGCATTTCTGTCAAAGTATTATTAATTCCATTATTGTTATCGTTCATATTTTCCTCTTTCTTTTTTTTGAATATACCAAATAATCCCATTTATTGTCCACCAATTTTTCGCCATGCTTTAGTACCTGTACCAGTAGATACCCATAAACTCCAAGTTCTGCTACTGATTACTAATAAATTTGCACTCGAAGGAGCAGTGTTTGTATCATAACGTATTGAAAAATCAATTCTCGGTGTTATCACTTCCTTATCTGCAACAATTTCTTCTGTCTTTATTGAACCAGTATCTAAAATTACAGTATTCCATGTACTGGTATCTGTTCCTATACGAAATGTACCTACCCATGTCCAAGAACTTTTATGAGTAAACGAATCGTAATGTACTTTATAAGTTTGATAAAATATCTGTCCTGATACAAACGTTGGTAAAAATAATAAAATAAATAATAAATATTTTTTCATATATTTCTCCATTATGGTAAATTAAAAGCACAAGATACTGTTATTCGTATATAATAAAGTTTTGTATCTGTGTCTGCATCATTATTTTCCCATATAATATATATTATGTAATGATATAATGAATTATCTATTACTGCACCACCTGCACCACCTGTAATTGTATCATCATCTTTAGTAATTAAATTTCCTGTAACATCATCACAATCACAATTTGCCAAATCTACTTCTGTTGTGTCAGCAAAAGCAAAACTTTTTAAAGTAAAATTAAAATCTACATCAGCATGATTATCATCCCTTTTATATCCTATTCTAAATTGTGTAATAGTATTGCCACTAGGAATATGAGGTAAAGCTGCAAAATATGTTTGTTGAGTAAAACCAGCATCAACTTTTTTTATATAAAAATCATTAGCACCTCTCACAATTTCCAGCATATCATCTGCCGTAGAAGTTGAACCTTTTATAACCGCTAACGGTATATAAAAATATCTATTTATTGTAGTAATATCACCATCACTTACATCTGACCTTAAAGTATTAAGGTCTGTAGCAAGTATATCATTCCCAGCAACAACATCACTTGAAGAAAGTCCCATAATTTTACCCTCTTGATATTAATTTAATTTTAATTTACTTTTTATTTCAGGAGTCACTTTTGTAATTAATCTTGATTTCATTGCCTGTTTTAATGTTTCAATAGAAATTAAATATTCAAGTATATTATTTGAACCAATTACCAATCTTGAAAAAAACCAGTTTTCAAATTCATCTTTTTTAAAATCAGGCATATTTTTTAACATAATTATTGCCTGTGGACTATACCTGATATTTTTTTTATCAATAGTATAGACGTACTTTGTAATTTCTTTTACTGGTTTCATTTCTTCCGGTAACATACTCAACATTTTCCTTAAAATGTTATCAATCCATTTCTTCATTTTACTCCCCCTATCTTCTTTAAGAGATTGTTATTTCCTGCTCTACTGTTAAAGTCTTAGCAGCAGTTTTTGTTTTACTATATAATATTCTATTAAATAAAGTTCCTGAATTTGCTGCAACTCCTGCATCTTCACCAAACCATCCAAATTCTGTTATTACTCCAACTGCATCTGCCTTAGCATAATACACTCTGATTGATAATACCGTACCAGCTAAATTGCTATAAGATACTAAAGCTCTATCTAGTTCGGTTACTAATTGAGTATCACCAACCGCTGGAAGTGTTGTTCCTGTTCCAACTGCACCATAAGTAATTATTCCTTCATTTGCTATCAATGCAGCATTTTTCAATCTATTTAATATCATCTGTTTTCCGATAGTTGTCAATATATTATCTTTCCATTTTCCGTATATCACTTTTGCTCCCTTATCAGTATAAGGATTATTCGGGTCATTATCAATAAACCTTATTCTACCTTTTATTGTTATTGATTCTTTTTTTAATTTTATCTTATCGCCATTCAGCTTCATTCCATTTACCTGATTTTGCATCTACCCCCCATTTAAAATCATTATCTCTTTCTTCAAAAGTTGTGGGAGTTGCATCCGATATTTCTATTTCTACACTAGGTAATCTTAATAAATCATGTAACGTTTCATTAAATCCAACTCCCATTTCAGCTTTTATCCAGTTTAAATTTAATTTCTTTAAAAATTCTGTTAATGTTTTAATCTTACCAGCGAATACAACTGTATACCATATTTCATTACTGCTTTTTAATACTGATACAACTTCCTGTATAACAAATTCCTGACTAGTATATCCCCACGTTGGTAAATTAATAACTATTGTTTGGCCACTTCTATATCCAGCTTGGTCAGTTTTAAAACTACCGCTTACATTTACTTGAGAATATTTTGATAATTCTGCATACGCTCTATCGTGTGCTGCTTCTAAAGTTTCAATTTGTGTATCAGTTATTATATGAGTATATTTTCCACTTCCACCTTCAATATTTCTTATTACTTCCTGACTATTTGCATCATTATCTTCCGTTAATACCTGTACTTCTTTTTTATATGTTACCTTTAATTTATGAGTTGCTCCCAGAGCTGCATGGTCTAAATTTCTTATTAATCCATGATTATAATTTACAACAAAATCTGAACCCGTTGCATCTACATCATCAACTCCTAAAGTTTTTGCATCATATACATCATCTCCATCATCATCGACTGCAACAGTTATAGGATTTCTCGGCAAATCTCCAAGAGGGTATGTTGTTTGTTTTCCGTCAGCAACAAATATTACTGTTTGTATGGCAGATAAAAATAATCCACCTCGAACTATAATTCTATTTCTTAACTGTGTTTTATCACGTTTTATTTTTAAATTTTTATAATGTCCAGTTGTAGAAATACTTTCTGTTAATTGATAAGTGTTAATTGATAAGGAGCATAAGTTGTTTTCGGTTTAAAGAATAAAACTTTTTTATTATAATCAATATACCATCTCCAATCAAACATTTCAGCAATATCATTAATACATTCCCCTAATGGTTTATAATTAAATCTTATTGCATCTACAGTTGGAGTACCAGTTAATACAGCAATATAAAATTCTTCACCATAATTATCTAATAAATCAAGTATAATAGTATACGCACTATCATCATCATAGGATTCTACTGGATATTCTTTATTTGCTCTTTTTTCATAACTGCTACACTGTATTGTATATATAAAATTTCTCTGACCGGGAGCTATTTCTTTTGGTACAGCACTATCAATATTACCACCAAACCATATTTCAGGAGTTGAACCAGCATTATCTTTTTTAAATACTAATACTTCCTGTCCTTCTCTTGGATTTATTTCATCTCCAATATCATGTAATCTAAACATTAATGTATCAGCTCGTAAGTGTATCTTATCAGCTTTTCTTATTGATGTAGTTTCAACCATAGTAGTTCGATTTATTCCCCTGATAAATACAGTCAACGGTACTGTATAAGTATGCGTAAAATCACCACCAGCAAAAGGTCTCCAAGCACTTTCTAAATACATATATGCTTGTGATATAGATGGTTTTATCCAGACCTTACCATTATTTAAATCATCTGGAGCAATTTCTGCAAATTGTACCATTGTAGCCATATTATATTATGCTCCCACAAAAACTTTCCATGCATCTAAATAAATAAATACTTCGTGTGTTGTTGTATTTTCCCATATCTTACCAAGTTCAACTGCAGGTGCTGCAGCTTGATGTACCATTACTTTCCAAAAATTTCCTTCCTGATAATTAGCAATCGGATTTCCACCAGCAACTACTTTCCATGAATCATTAATATAAATATATGCTTGACTGATTGACGGTTTTATCCAAAACCATCCACCAACTGGAGTATCTGGTTCGTCCTCTTTTATTATAACGTTGTAATAGAAGGCCATTATACATTTATTTCTGTTTGTAATTTATACATTATATTATCGCTTATCTTATCAGATAAATTGTCAACTGATTCTTCATCAGCAATAACATTATCATGTATATCATTTATTATTGTTATACGTCCTCCACCACCTGCACCTCTCATAATATTTCTTGTTTGCTGAGCAGAATAAATATCTGCTCCTGCAGGTACGTTCATTAATTCAGCTCCTTCTTCCCCTATCATAGCATAACCGCCACGTGCTCCCCTAGTACCAGCAGCAAATCTTTGTGTTTTTATAAGTTCAACTTTTGCCACCGCTTCTGCAAGTACCGCAGCTGCAAGTATAAGGTTAGCAGGAAACGGAGCTTGAGTTAATGCCTTAGCTGATGCAACTAATCCACTGATTGTCGCCTCAGCAATACCCCATTTTTTATATTCTTCTTTTATTTTTCTTGATTCTTCTTGACCTTCTTTTTCTATCGCAACTAAGTTTCGATTATAATCAATTTCAAGTAATTCCAAATCTCTTAACATTTCCGCATTATCTTCAGTAGATGTTTCAATACGATTTTTTTCTGCATTATATTTTACCCATTCAGCATTCTTTTTATCTTCAATACTATTTTGTAATCTTGCCCGCTCTAAACTTTCATAAGCATTTGAAAGTGAAATCATTCTTGCATTTAAAGCTTCAACTATTGGAGCATATTCTGCAACAAATTCAACAACATTCTCGATAATTGTATCATATAAAGCTGTATGAGTTTCCATAACTATAAAAGCCCAATTAGACCATAATGCTTGTTGTTTTTTAAGACTTGTATCCATATTTAATTCAATCGCAGTAGTAGTCTTTTCACTATTCATTAATATACTATTTCCTAAAGTTTGCTGTAAATCCAAAGAAGATGCAGCATTTATTATTTCAAGTGCTTCTCTTTTTCTGATTTCTTCTTCTTTTTTCCGTGTTATATCTTCTTCAATTAATCCCCTTAATCCAGCAACCCTTCTTTGTGATTCAACTAATTTATCCATTAAAGATATTTGTTCTTCTGTACTTAATTGTTCATTTAATAATATTAATTGTATTTGTGCAATTCGTGTTTCTTCAGCTTCAATTTGTTTTTTTGCTATATCTATTCTATCTATACCTAATCTATTTATAGTTCCCATTTTATCTACTAATTCAACAAGTAAACTTAACCACATTGCTAATGATTGATTTAGTTCTCTACCAATAACTTCTTTTAAATCATCAATTCTTTCTTTCTGGATAGTAACTTCACCAGTAAATGTTGCCAGTTCACCGGTTGCCATTCCACCCATTTTTTCTTTTAATATTGTTAATGCATAATCAGTTTTATCTGCTGCATCTGTTATTCCTAATAAATTAAGATTCGCTGCTTTTAACTGTGGGATATATCTACCTAGCATTTCAACGTTGCCTTCCATCGCTAATCCCATGTAAGTAATAGCTGAATCTAATCCGAAAAATCCAGCAGAAGCCAAATCCAAAGCTATGGTAACCCCTTCCATAGCTGTTTCCAAATCACCAGTAAACGTAATCATTTTTTGTAAGGCAGGTCTTAAATCACTATCAGAATATAAAGTTGCTGCTTGAATAGAAGCTATCCAGCCCTCAATATATTCTTTACTATCTCTCCAACTTATACCAGCAAGGTCAACTGCAATAGCCAATCTTCTTTGTGCGATTTCTTCTGCTGCACCTGCAGCAGATAAATTTTTTATTATACTTATTACTCCTGCAATCGCAGCACTTCCAACAACCAAATCACCGATTGTACGGATAGTATTCCTCATAGAATTATCTACTTTATTAAATTCTCCTGAAGCTCTATCAATTCCTTGAAGTGTTACTTTTGCTCTGAAATCTCTTTCAGCCATTATCTTTTTCTCTTTCTTCTTACTGTTCTAACTACTGGTTTAGTATTTTGTTTTTGTTCCAGTATTGATATTTCTGCACATATACTATTAAAATTATAATCAAACATATTTAAGTCCAATATTTCTGAAGGCAATTTTCCGTATCTTCTACCTAATGAATCAAGCCATAATATATTATTTTTTGTCTTCCGATTCTTGACGAAACGATTTTAAAGAATCTGTACCCCCCCAAGAATATTCATTTATTAAAAGAATTAACATAGAAAAATCATTATCTGGAATATCTTGTATACAAACTTTACCTTCTTCTTTTCCTGTTGATATTTGAGGATTTATTACTGCCCTACAAATCATTAAGTTATGAATATTAATTTGTTTCTTTTTATCAGTTGATTCCGGTGTACGTTGAGCAATTATTTTTAAACGTTCCTCTGACGGTAATTTTCTTTCCTGTGCTGTCATTGTAGGTATCGTTCCACCAAAAAATACATAATCTCTTGAAGTGATTTTACGGATTTCGAATATTGCCTTGGAGGGTAATTCTATTAATTTTGTTTCGTTTTCGGTCAGCTTGTTATATTCGTCTGCCGAAGTGGGTTTTTTTGAATCCATTTTATTAACCTCTCTTTCTATAAATTATTATACGTTTGTTGGTACGTCTGATAATCTATTTCTTATTACTATATTAAATTCTGGTGTTGCACCGTCAGTACCGGAAGCGTATGCCTTAAATGGTATTTCCATTGTAAGTGGCCCTTCACCATTAAATGTTGGAGTTGCACCAGTCATTTGAGTAACAGGAAAAGTAATTGTTATCGTGTAATAGAATCCAGTTTTAATTACTGCTGTAGTTGTAAATATTAAAGTGATAGCTCTTTCAGTTGCTGCTACATAATCATCAAAATCAAGATTATCTGCAAATTCCATATTATATGAACCAGTAACTTCACGTTTTCCACCACGTTTTTGCTCTCTAATGAGTCGGCTACCGATAACCCTTCTATCAGTTTTAAGATTATTATTTAATGTAAACTTAAAATTTATTACTGATTCTGTTCCGTTACGTGTTACCGCACTCTCAACAAAATTCACTAAAGGAGCAGTTGATAATGTTTCACCAGTTGCTGCAGCTTTTGATGTATCTTCACCAGATACATTAATTGCTAATCTCAAGAATCCATTATAATCAATACTCATTTCCATTGATGTTATTTTCCCACCTTCTAATGTACACGCTTCCACACCTTCATCTAATTCAAAAGTCATTCCCTTGCCTGCATGAATTGCTTCAGCTAAAGTAAATGTATGGTCAAAGATAGTTATAACTGCATTATCTCCAGTATCAGATGCACCATTTGCACCATCAGCAGTATCATCAAATCCTAATAAAGTTCCAGCATGTTCATCAGTATTATCACTTCCACTTACTCCGGTTTTCCATAAAAATTGAACTGCTGCTGCACCACCTGCAACTGCGATAGTAATTTTTTTTGTTGTCTGCGAAAATGTAACTGTATAAGTTCCTGCGCCTGCTGCCTCAAGTTGGTCTTTTACTTCTTTACATAAAGTTGAAGCAACTGCACCACTTTCACCCATTATATAATCACCGGCAGTTAACGTTGCATGTAATTCAGCACCAGCATCTTCTTTAAAATCTATCATATCATTAGTATCTAAAATAACAGTAAAAGATGCAACTTCAACACTAGTTGCTGCTGCACCCATTGCATGTTCAATTAACCATTCCATACCTTCATATCTCATTTCCATTTCAAATCTGCCTTCAACCGTTATTCCACCCTGAGCAAATTCATCATCTTCATTAAAAGCGTGTGGGATTGCTTCACTATTTAATGCCTCGATAGTTTTCGTTATAGAACCTGATATTAATTCTACAAACTGTGTTATCGGAGTACCGGCAGTACCCCAAGAACCTTCTTCCTCAAATCCTAATATTGCACTCGCATAACCTAATCCTAATACCATTTTTTTATCCTCCTTATTATTTTATTTCTACTCTACACATTAAATCTATTGCTACTATATCTAAGTATCCACCATTTTCAAACATTTCACTTACTCCAAAATCTTCCTGTCCTAAATCAGACCATAAACAATTACTATTTATATTAATATTATCCCTTAATATACTTGCTATGTTCATTGATAGATGCATTATTTCATTGTCTGCTTCAAGATTTAATTTAGGATTTTTAACCATTCCATATAAAATAAAATTAATATATGGTTTCTTTCTTCCCGCATCACCAAGCTGTAAAAATTCTTCCTGTTTATTTGCTAACTTAATCAGTATAGTTGGAAATAATTCTGCTTCTATTGGTACAACTTCAGGATGTCCGGGTCTAATTTGTCTGTATACATTATTAAAATATCCTAACTGTAAATATTCATTTAAGGTAGACTTATTATCTCTCAATAGAGATAATATCGCATCTCTTAAAGTTTTATAATATAATCTCGAATCTGATAATACTGCCATTTAACTTTTTATTAACCTCTTAATTTCATTTGAAAAATGATTTGTTACTGCATTATATTTATTTTCAAAAGCTGGATTTAAATACGGTTGAGCTTTCCCTGATACCCATAAGAACCTTGTTCTAGTAGGAAAACCATGTCTACCAGCCCATTTACCTACAAACGCAAGATGTCTTTTAGTTCCTTTTTCAACAAATCCTGCATATTTAACTTTACTACCAACAATACCAATATATCTTTGCTCTCTCTGTCTGACTTCATGAGTGATTGAACCTCTTAATCTTCCAGTATCAGTTGGTACTAATTTTTTTGCTTCACCTTCAACAATTATAAGAACTTTTGATATTATTTTTTTTACTGTTCCCGGAGTCTTCTTTGCTAATGTTGTAATATATTTTTGTATTTCTTTTTCACCCTGTACTCTTATTTTTAAATCTACCGGCATACTATAAATCCATTTTCTTATACGGAATTAAAAATGCAATTAAATCCAAAGGCAAATATATTCCCATGACTTTATAATCTGACCTTTGATAAGAAGTAGTTCTTATTCCGTCGCCCTCAGAATTCAATCCTGTTTTCTTTCTTAAAGAAAATATATATTTACATAATTCTTTTATTCCCTGTTTTAAATCTTCAGGCATAGTTGCAGTAGTATAACCATAGTAATATGAAACTTTCCATGCTTTTAAATTCTGACTTGCATCCCAGCCACCACGTCTATATATCATTCCCTTATCAGCAATTATTTCATAATCATCATGGTCAGTTAAAGTTTCTAAATCTGCTTCGGTTACGTAATCATATAATATAACTGAATACGCTTGAGCAGTATCAACTGGATATTGAGATAATCTTAAATATCTAGCACTATGTCCATCTATATATTCAGTTAAAGAAGTTTGTATAAAATTCCTTCTACAAAATGATACAGCAAATCTTGACATAGCATTAATTATATTATCCAGTGATACACCATTAAATCCATACAAAGCAATTTCACCAGTTCTATTTAATGCACTAACAGCAGAAAAATTATATAAATCTGTTGAAGCAAAAGCTGAAGGACATAATCTATTTATTACCCAGCTATCCCCTAATGCTTCTATGACGGTAATTAATTCACCTATCGTATCGTTTGCAGCTAAAGATAAATCAATCGTATCAGTTCCAGCCCTTGCACCACCGGTTATCACTAACGTTAATGTATCCCCAGATTTTGCTACGGTTACGGCAGTTGCTCCCGATGCAGTACAATACATTTTCATACAGGCAACTTTTATTTCTTCCCTATTCAAATCTAAGGATTCAAGTAATTCATCCTGAGTTATTAATGCATAAGCAGAATCTAGGGTCATCCTTTTTTACCACCATAATATTGTTTAGAATATCCATTATCTATTATCCACATATTATAATTTACTTTTTTTTCTTCCTTATCTATAAAAAATATTTCTGCTAACCATCTGCCATATTTATCAGGAGCATAAGTTTCAACTTCTACCTTTTTATTTTTAAATAATTCTATTGCAAGTTTTTTTACTTTTTTTCCTTCTTTGGTAGATAATTCAGGAGTATCAATTCCGTACAACCTGAAATTTTCTTCCCAGTGTATATGGTTTCCCATATCAATATTCAACCTGAACGTATCACCATCAACTATTTTTATTAATTTTACATTATGATAATAATATTGTTTTGTTAATTTTGTTTTTTTCATTAATTATTATTTACAGATTTTTCAAGATGATTAATTCTTTCATCATAACGTGCCAATATCTTATCCTGTTCATTCGTCAACTTAACATATTCATCAATTCTATGCCAACTTGCTTTCATTTCTTTTGTAATAGATTTTTCAAAATTATCAAATTTTACATTGACATCTTCCTTAAAATCAGCTATGTCTTTTTTTATTATTTCTACTGTATGTCCAAGATGATTTTCTTTTAATAGTCTAGTACGTCTTTTGCTAGACCACCATATATATATACCAAAAAATATATTTAATACTATTGCCAATCTGAATAAATTATCTGACATTTATTTCTCCTATGGTGTACTTGGAATTACGCTGAAATCTTCAAGGAAATCATCCGGTAAATCATTAAATTTAAAACTATCCCAAACTTGAATATCACCAAATCTTGTTTGTTTAGCTATAACATTTCCAGAAGATATTTTTGTTATAAAATTATAATTCATATCTAATACTTTGAAAAAAGTTCTTTCATTGTCATCCGTTGGGGTAATTTTTAATAAAACATAATTAGTATTTTTTTGTATTAATCTTGTCAATCTGAATGGTTGTCCACCTGCATTATTAATATTAAGTCTACCTTTAGCAGATAAATCATTAATTGAGTATGCACAGGCAAAATTTCTCATATCAATTAAATAGATATATCGTTCCTGAGAATGACATAGTGTTATTACCAAGAATAAAATACAAAATAATTTCTTCATACTGGTATCCATTCTGTCAAAATAGTTGCATTAAAGATATTTTTTTCTTTTATCTTTTTATAGTATTTACTCAATATTCTAAAAATAGATTTAAAATCAGTCACGTGAAATTTATACGAATCACTGTGTCCTGTTAATATCATTCCTAATTTACTCAACCAACTTTCTGTTGGTAATCCTACAATCAAAATATGATTCGGATTTATTCGTATAAAATCTTTTACTATTATTTCTATTTCATAATCTGGAATATGTTCTAACACATGATTGCAAACAATTACATCAGGTAACGTATTCTTATAATCGTGTTCTTCCGTATATTCAGGATTAATGTCATAGTTTAATACATAATTTTCTTTTAATCTTTTTTTTAATTCTTTTTTTCCGCATCCAAAATCAAGTACCCATTTCCCTTTAGGTATCCATTTCACTATTGTATTTAAAATTTTATTACAATATATCCCTATTATACCTGTATATATAGGTTGATAATCTTTCATATTAATTTATAAATTTTCCTTTCTGTTCATCATATTTAGTTTTGATTTCACCTGCAGAAAGTGCTCTTGTATAAAATGCTGCTTCATCTCCTGTTCCATCTATATAATTCGCTCCATTAGAATGATTAAAAATTGTCACCGCAGCTGTTCCATCTCTTAAAACAACATTATTTGTAACTGGTTGACTTGCAATCCATACACCATTAAGATATTGATTAACTGCTACACCTTTTTTATAAGTTGTTGTCCAATGATACCATTTGTTTAAATCCAAATCTACAGGTATTCTACAAATTGTTTCTCCAGATATATTTTCCCAACTACTATATATATATGCAGGCGGAGCATCAGTAATATAAGCTTGGTCTGCAAGTCCTCCATCACTTTCTGCGAAATAATGATGTGTTCTACTACCAGTAAGTTTTACCCAAAACATGAAAGTCCCTTCATTTGCACCATTAAATCCACCACCAACAGTTGCTGTTTGACAATATTCCCCTGTATCAGTTCCACTTAATCCATAATTGTATTTACCAGAAACCCAAGCCATATCTGTTATAGTCAAATCATTACTATTGTTACTTGAATCATGAACAGCCGCTCCTGTTTTTTCATCAAAATGCCATAATCCTGCAAATCCTGAATCTTTATGAGAAATTTGTTTACCTAAAAGAAATTGACTTAAAATTAATATCAACAATAAATATAATGTATTTTTCATGTTATTCACTCCTCCAATATCTTACTAATACTCCTGCACCAACTTGTAAATCTCCACCAATCGCCGAAACAAAATCTACAAATAATCCTATCTTATCACAATCACTATTACTTACACTTGTTTGTAATGTTGTCCAACTTGAGCAAGCACTATTAGTCGATAATTCTATTGTACTAATTGATGTCCAAGTAGGTACATGACAACCGGTTGATTCTTTTATTTCAAAAATAACAGAAGCTGCAGTTGAACAAAAAGTTGTAAATGCTTGAATACCTGTTATTTCTATTGCATCAGTCGGTATTGGAAAAACATCTATTGGATTAGTTTTTGATTCATAAATATCAGCTTGGAATCCACCTAATACAAAATAATAAGTTGTATACCCAGCAGCAATCGGTACACCGTCAGTCGTAAATGATTGAGCATCAATATTATCTACTCCTTTTATATCATGTCCTCTATACCAAGAACTACCGTAAAAAGTTGTAGCCACCATTAATTGAATATGTCCGTGATTATTAGCAGTAATTGAATCTACATATATTATAAGCACATTTGTCACGTTATGTTCATTTATATCTACACTTTTTGTTGCCTTATGATTCCCTAAATTATCTCCAACCGGTTTAGATGCAAAACATATTCCAGTTAAAAATAAACATATTAATAATACAAATATTTTTTTCATTATTTTCTCCTATTCATAGATTTCATTAATAATTAAAACTTGATTTCCTGTCTCAGATTGAAAATATATTGGTAGATGCCATGTATCTATAATTATTTTAGTATTAATTGGAGTACCACAAGATATAACATCTTCATTATAAAATCTCATTCTAACTTCATCGGTATTATCTTCATGCGGGTCTATCCATATTTCTATCACACTTGTTTGAGGGGTATAAGTTACTGAAGCTCCTGTACCGACTGCTAAAGTTGTACCAGTTGATTTAACTCCATCATATACTTTATTATATACTGTAGTTCCACCTATTAATACATCTCTTATATTTATTAAATATCCATGTGTTTTTGTATCACTACTTGCGACTATATTGGCAATATCCTGTACAGTAGTAATCACCCCAGATGATATTACTACAGCTTTTAGTCTATCCCTTATATTTATTAAATAAGTATGCGATGTTGTATCGCTTGTGGCAACAATCCCAGCAATATCTTCAATACTTGTAATTACTCCCGAAGAAATAACTATCGCCTTTAATCTATCACGTATATTAATCAAATACGTATGAGAAATCGTATCACTCGTTGCCACTATACCGGCAATATCTTCAACTGTAGTAATAACACCCGAACTGATAACAACAGCTTTCAATCTATCCCGGATACTAATTAAATATGCATGTGATTTAGTATCACTAGAAGCTACAATATTCATTATATCTTCAACTCTAGTAATTACTCCAGATGTTATGACAATATCTTTCTCTCGATTAAAAATATCTCTTAGTGAATTATTAAGTGTATGCGTTCCTGTTGATGTTAATGTATATAATTTATCTAACCAACTATGAGTTGTATAATCAGCAACAATAAATAAATTATCCGTACTAATTTCTAATCTGTAAAGTGCATCACTTCTTAATCTATCCCATTCACCCAAATCTTTATTATATCCGTACAGATGATTTAAAGTCAATAATGCATTTCGGTCATTAGCAATTCCGTCAGCACTGGTATCTTCAACAACTGCAATAGCATTTTGGTAATGTATCATTACAACTGCATTAGTATCTGTTCTTACTTCAAGATGATTCATTTCATTACTTCTTAATCTTGCCCATACACCAGTAGTTTCGTTATAGCCAAGTAATGCACCACGAACCAATAATCCATAATCAGTTGCAACTTCAGCATCTGAATTACCCTGTATTACCCTAGCCCTATTCCCATTATTATAAATATTCACATCTGAATCAGTTGATGTATGAACTATGAGAAAATTAGTCACATCACTTTGTAACCTGTTCCAGTTTGTTCCGTCGAAACCAAACAGGAAACTTGCTGCTGCTAAGGAAAATGTTGATACTGATACACCATCCTGATTTATTTGCATTACTGCAACAACATCAGCATCTTCAAATATAGCAATTCGCAGATTATCATAAGTTCCATCCTGAGTTAATACTCTTTTCATTACCTGATTTATATTATCATAAATAAATAAATTAGAAGTAGAACTTCCTGACTCGGCCAGTATTAATCCAGTAAATAAAAATATCCCTAATAAAAATATAAGTATTTTTTTCATAGTTTACCTCTCTCCTTTTTAAATAAAATTAATATCTTTCGTGAATTTCTAATCTTGCATTTAATGCAGTTTGGTCTGCTGGCGCTTGACTAGATGTTATAATATACCACCAGCTTGATTGATATACATTATATTTATCTTCCCACCAATCGCCATTCGGTTTTAAAGATTTACCATCATCAGAATATTTGAAATTCCAAGTTGACCTTTTAACAGTCCAGCTAAGGGATAAATTTGTAACGTGGTAGTATACCCTTCCCGGTTCATAACCTCCACCCACTACCGCAGAATGAGTATTAACATTAATATCGTATATATCATTTTTTCTATCCCTGACTATTCCCTGTGGAGTTAATACAATTAACAACATAAAAACTAACAACAATAAAAATATCTGGTATAGTTTCATTTTTTTATACCTCTCTCTTTTTATAAATTTGTTATAATAGCAGGTGAGCATATCGCTCACCAAAAATAAGTTTTCACTTATGCAATTTCTTACCTATACTGGACACTAACCCTCACAGCAGAATTTGTGTTTGATTTTCGTATCGCTAAACCGTAATCACATTTCAATCCCCATCTATCACCAAAACTTTCCTGCCACGGATTTGTTCCAGTAATAGCGCTTGATAAATGGACTACCCAAATTGGCAATACTGCAGCAGTGGAAACACTATTCGTAAACCCATCGTAGAAAGTTACAATCTGGTCATGTCCATAATCACTATTGGAAATATTGAAATGTCTTATAAAACTCATTCGAGTAGAACTTGAAATCTGTAAGTCCGCAGCAGTATTTATTCCCCCACCAGTTCCAATAACATCAAAAGTCGAAAGGACAACAATAAATGATTCACATTCATCAGCAATTAAATTTCCAATAACCAGTGCCAATACCAAAATACATATTAAAATAAATCTTTTCATCTTTTTCACCTCTCTTTATTTATTTTTAGATTTTTTTATCATTTTATCTCTCACTTTACCGGAGATAGATTTTTCGGGTTTAACAAGGTCAGGATTTCTACCAACAAATTCCTTATCTACATCAATGTTATCTCCGATTTCTCTCTTTGCTCCGTGTAAACTGAAAGGACTTATAACTTTACATTTTACCATAGTTTCACCTCGCTTTATTAATATAAGAAAAGGGGTAGAGGTTACTACCCCTTTATATTCTTATCTTAACTTACGTTTGTTAGTTTTGTCCAAGCTTCACCTACACTAACAATCGTTCCATCTCTCTTTTCAAATCTCCACCCAACTTTATTTTCAGTAAATAAATTTTCACTTCCAACCACCGCAACCTCAGTAAATAGAACATTAATTCCATCCGGCTGTCCTTTTTTCTTTCCTCTCCATACTGTAGACATATCACCAAAATAAATTGTAGTCGTATCACCCTGAGTAATTTGAGTTGCAACTGTATAGGGTTTTCCTAGTATCGTTGGAGGTACTCCAGCTTGAGGTATTCCCATTGCCCATATTGGTCTGTTATCGTTATCTTTTAGTTTTGCAATTATCGCAAGTGCTCCAATATTCATAAACCATCTTGATTTTTTACGGTACTGTTGTAACTGTCCAGTATTATACATAGTATCAACCAAATCATCATAAGATAAACTCGCTCCAGCTTGAGGTACATTATTCACTCCAGCAGCAAACAGTAACCCAGTAAAAGGATTTGCATTAGTATTAAATACCTGATTTTCAATTTCAAGTGCAATATTTTCACCTACAAGTTTTTCTAACAATCCCGGAATATCAGTAATAGAATCCAACTGTAATTCTTTTGTAGAAGTAATAATCGCATACAGGAATCTTAATGCAAAATTCTCTGAACTAAATGTCGGTTTCGTTGCAGATTTCGCTGTTCCTTCGGTAGACCATGCAATCGATAAATCTGTCAGTAATGAACTGAGGTCAATCGAACCACCTGAATATTCCAATTTTCCCAACATTGGAATAATTTCACTTTGTTCATTAATTTCGTTCATCACACCAGCAAGTAAATCGGTAGGGATAAAATATCCACCCTGTGCATCAGTCGTTGTCATAGGTGTTCCAGTTTTCTGATTAACGTTTCCGGGTATTCCTTTTAAATGAGCAATTCGAGAATCTCCATTTCTTACCATTTTGCAAAATTCACCCAGTCCACCTTCGTTATACTCGACTCCTTCTTCTGGTTTTTCTGGCATAGATTTAACAAACTTCATAATCTTTTCTTCTTTCGATGGATGTAACTTTGCTAATGCCTCAGCAACTAACTTATCAATTTTCTCTTTCTCAAGTGCATCTCTCTTTTCATCATCTCTCTTTTTTAACTCGGCATGCAATTCGGATTCAATCCGTTTTGCATCTTCCCAATCCTTCTTTGATACTTGAATTAATTCTTCCATTTGTTTTACTCCTTTTCTTTTAAGATTTTTTATTTCGTTTAATATACTCTTTTACCTCATGACTTAAATCCTGTATCTTTCCACCCCCTTCATCTTTTGGTTCTGTAAGTTCTAATAATTCATTTAATACTTTAACTGATGTAGTTAATTGTAATACTGCAGATTTAATTATTTTTCTATTTTTTTCTGATAATACTCTGCCTGATTTATATATAGCAACTATTTCTTCAAGTTCTTTCATATTCTTAATTTCTACTGGAGAAATAATAATACTATCATCATTAATTTTATTTATATCTTTTTCACTTGCAGGTTCAAATAATATTCCGTCATGGTCTTTACAATGTTTCTTTGCTTCAGCAACTGTCCACGTTTCCTTATCATACCGGAATGCCTGTTCTTCCCATACTTCCTTATCATCTTTTTTTTGACAGGTTAATATAGAATATTCTTTTCCATCACTTTTCCTTTTTGTTCTTTTACATTTATCATAATCATCTGGGTCTTTAAGTCTACAAGAATGTTCATTCGGATATGGTTTCATTCCAGCATCAATCATTCTAACTTCATTTATAAAATCAGGAATATCTTTTCCGAATTTATTTGATACTTCTAATGCATATTTTAATTGTTCAACATTATCATTATCAAATCCAGACTGTAAAGCTCCCCTATCTGCACCAATTACAACTTGACTTACTTCTAATAATTCATTATCAGGTTGTACTTCGTTGGGTTCTTTGTCTCTATTTTTTTCATCTTCCTTATATTCGTCTGGAATATCTTCTCCTCGCAATCTCTTATGTGGTATATACCCAACTGAAAATCCAGCGATACCTTTTTCTGCTAGTGTCCATCCCCAATCTGCTTCAGGATTTCCTTCACCAGCATACCAATGAAATCCAAACGTCATTGTATCCCAGTCTACATCAACCGCTTCACCAATTTGTGCTCTTAACGAAAAATAATTATGAGATGATAATAATACTGGATGTTCATTATAGGATTTTCTTCTTTTTTTCCATGAATCTATTGGTAATACTTCCTTATATCTATCTATTTCACCAGTATTAATTTGAGCATAAGCAATATGATTTTCTGAATCTATTCTGACAACTTTTGCTCTGTAAAACTTAACAACCTTTTTTGTTTCCTTATTCCCTGTTATATCTATTTCTTTATTTAAAGTTATTAATGATTCCAAAGTATAATCTTTATATTTCTCTATCCATTCGTTTGCCTTATCCTTATTCCATTTTTCTGAATCAAACAGATAACTTTGAACTTTAGGTTTTGCATCTGACATATTATCTAATACTAATTTACCGATGGATGCCTTGATACCTTCAGTAACAGATATATCAACAATTCTAGTATTAATAAATGCAATCTTATCAAAAGAATCTATTCTATGAAATTTCATAATAACGACCTCCTATCAAATTCAAATGTATTTAATGTCCTGCATTTTTTTCCTTGAAACTGTCCACTACATTTTATTTCTATTATACCCACTTTTATTTTTACCTTACCTAATAGTTTTCCGCATTTAATACAACGGATTTCATCCTTCTTCAGTATTCCGATTTGTATTCCCATTTTTACCAAACTGATTTTCCTTATCAGGAATAAATATTATTGTACCTGAATTATATTCTATATCTAACATAACTTGTAACATAGGACAAGTTTTCTGGTCATCTGCAGTTCTAGGGTATCGCCATTTTCTGTTATATGTAATCTTAACATTGTCATCATTTTCAATTCGTTTTATAATTTCTTTTCTATCCATTTGTTACCTACTAGCAATAATCTCAAAATTTTTATATCCGTGCTTAATAAGATACCTGATATACTTAATTAAATTTTTAATACCTTTTAAATTTAATTCGATTGATGTTCTTACCATACTATCCTCCTTCTACTATTGGGATTATCGTACATCTCTCATTACAATCATCTTCTGCAGTTCCTAATTGTCCGGGTGCTTGACCCTGACCACCAGTTACATCATTAACAAAATCTTTGTCAACTGGTATTCCTTTTTTATATTTTGATTCCATAGCTCTATGAGAATCCCTAACCCTTGCATCCCTTGCAGATAACCAACCTTTCTTCTCTATATCAGCTTGCTTATAACTTTCTAATGCTCCCTCATTACTTGCACCATTAACTTCGGTACGTGCAATAACTTCGGTATGTGACTCAGTTAGTTTTTCATACTGCTCATATGTATCCTTAATTCTTTTCTGTAATTCAGGAATACTTTCACCTTCATTTACTCCATCAATTAATTGTTGTTTCAATTTATCTTTCGCAGTATCAATAACTTCAGTAGCTTTTTCTAATGCATTACTATCTAACCATTTTACTATACGTGGATTATCAATATCAAATTCTAAATCAAGGTCAAGTAATTCATATTCAAGTTCAGCAGTTTGTTTAGCAGTATTTTTATGTATAGGTAAAGAAATCTTTTTTAGTTTTTTTATTTCACCATCACTATCAAATAATATTGATTCAATGTTGATAGCTTTTTCACCACTCCATTCAATAGGCCTGCCTACAAACGTAAATGTATTATCACCAAGTTTTTTATATGTAATAGATTTATATTTGTTCAGGTTACTTATTATTTCTGCTTCCTGCTCTTTAAAGTACGGTATTAATTTACTTTTATATACGTTCTCATTTTTCTCAGTTATCTTTTCAAACTGTTTCCACTTGATAACTTTCTTTTCTTCTGTCCATTCAAAGGTACGATATTTTTTTGGTTCTTCTTCTGATGGTTTTTCTTCAGGGGGTTTAGTTGGTTCAGTAGGTTTTTCACCAGTACCTGCAGGTGTAACACTAAACGGTAAGTATCCAATATCCCAGCCCTTATACTCCGGGATACCTAAGTGATACATATCGTTTAAATTTTTTATTGATATTCCTGTATTCCATAAAAGAATTGCTTTCTCAATTTGTTCTTTTTGGTATATTTGTAATGCAGTCACACTTGCCAAATCAAAATCAATATATCCACCTGCATTATATTTATCAATTAATTTCTGATATAGTTCCCTATTCTTAACTAATCTTGGTTTAATACAAAATTCATAAAATAAATATTTAGCTTCTTTGATATTACTATAACTGGAATTTTCTAATACACCTAATAATATAATCGGTACTTGATACAAGAATCCACAAAGTTCTTCCCTATTCATTTTAAGTCCGGTTATATATTCAATATCTCTAGGAGTGATACCAGCATTTTTATATTTTAATGCAGAAAATAATATCATAGGTAAATGAGCTTTTTCTGTACCTGAATTTCTTTTCTTTAAATCATCCATTAATCTTGTATAAGTTATTTCATCAAACGGTTGGTCACTTTCAAGTACCGTATCTTGATGCATACCATTAGCAAATATATTATAGTTCTGTCTTTTTGCTTCCTGTGTAGTATCAATATTTAATGCTCCTGCTTTAATTGGAGACATTCCCCTTAAACTATCACTAGTACTATATTTTTTTTCATGTATTATTTCTTCAGGTTTAAGCATATCGGTTATTCCCTTACGTTCTCCATATTCATAACCCTTGATTAAATCTTCCATACTACCAATATCTTTTTTCTTTCCACTAGGTACAATCTTGACAAGTTTTGATACTAAACTATATATTGATTTTGGTTTACCTTCACCAACTGCAAGAAAAGCATTACCATCTAATTCTAAGTTCGCAGATACACTTTCTTTTATATCATACCAACTATCTTTGAAGTTTGGTTTTTTAAATAACATTAATGCAGGATGATTTTTTATTACCTCTGTTTTTTCTTCATCTTTGTATATCCTTAATGGTATAGAAGCAATAGTATTGGAAATTAAATATACACATCCATATATATAAAGTTCTTCAGTATATGCCTCAGTAGTTTTCAATCCCTTCATATACTGTCCTTCATTTCCTTTTACTGCACCATAATCATCAAACTTATATAGATTCAGTAGTACTTCGGTAACTGATTTCTTGAGAACTTTATTAAATAAATTTCTGAATGGATTAATTTTTTTATTTACCATTATAATATTCTCTGTTCAAATTTTATTCTTTCACTGGCTATACAACTATAATTATACGAATGTCTGAAATGGTCTGCATCTACATCTATCCATTGAAATGTTTTCATCCCTGTCTTTTCATTGGTAACAATCTTACGTGCTACGTTACTACAGTGTGATGCAAACATATCTAAATACTGTAGATTTTTATTTATTGTCAATTCCTTAGAAGTAATATAATTTTGTGATGCATCCATACTTTCAGTACGATTGACATTTACAATCCCTTCCATAACATTCCATTTATAATCACCCTTTTGAGTATCTACATAGTAACATATAAATACTCTGCCCCTATGTCTATCACGTAATTCTTTTGCTTTCCTAGTTTCCGGTAATGCATCAACAACACAACACATAATATTATTTTCTTTAAATAACTTATCAACATCTTCAAATTTAGATAGTACATATAATTTCTGTATTATTTTTTTCTTATCAGTTCGN